AATGTTCATGATTTCTCCAAGGGACTTCATATTGCCGTATTCATCGACAAATACGGACTGTCCAGTGCCGACTGTTTCAATCGTGCCTTCCTGTGCTTTGGTGAGAGAGTTTTGTGCATCAGTCAGATTATTTTCCGCCTTTTGCAGATTGATGAGAGCCGTCTGCACTTCCGGAGAATTTTCTCCGGTCTGCGACATGACAAGGTTTAATTTATTTTGTGCCTGTTCAAGATTGATGGTCGCTGTCTGAGCCTGTGAGGAATCTGCACCGTATTTTGCAATGGCATCATTCAGCTTGATTTGGGCTTTTTCCACGTTTGCTGTAGCAGTCTGCACCTGTGTGGAATCGGTGCTGTATTTTTCAAGAGCCTTGTTGTAGGCAATCTGTGCTTTCTCCAAATCCAGCGTCTTGCTTTCGACTTTTGCCTGTGCCTTGTCAATTTCGGCTTGGTCGATAACATTGACGGTTTCAGTCGTGATTAAACCGAGAGCCTCCATTGCCGTTGCCTGCTGTTTAGTAGGCTTTACCAGATTGACGAGAGCATTTTTCAGCGAGTTGCCCGCCTGTGAACCCTTGATACCGCTGTTTGCCATTAAACCGAGAGCAATTGCCAAATCCTCCGCACTTGCACCCATTGAGCCAGCAACAGGCGCACAATACTTGAAAGACTCACCGAGCAGAGATACATTGGTGTTTGCATTGGAAGATGCAGAGGCAAGCACATCGGCAAAGTGACCTGATTCTTCGGCACTCATACCAAGTGCTGTGAGTGCATCAGTCACAATATCGGAAGTGGTAGCCAGTTCCTCACCGGAAGCGGCAGCAAGGTTCATAATACCCTCGATACCGTTTATCATATCCTCTGCACCCCAGCCAGCCATTGCCATGTACTCGAATGCCTGACCTGCCTCGCTTGCTGAATACTTGGTCTGTGAACCCATTTCACGAGCCTTGGCTCTCATGATGTTCATTGCAGTTTCAGTAGCGGTTGCACCTTCCTCAAACGAAAGTCCCATAGCCTCCGCACTTTCGATGATAGCGGGTATATCCTCATCAGCTACTTTGCCAGAAATCGCACCAACCTTTGACATTTCTGCATCGAACTCTGCACCAGTCTTGACAGCGAGAGTTCCAAGACCCGCAATCGCACCTGTGACAGGCATCATTTTTTCACCGACACCTGAAATCTTGTCACCGACTTCCTGCATTTTCTCACCGACAGCAGACAGTTTTGAAAGTACCGCATTTGAATTATCAGCCTCACGCTGTAAATTCTGTAACTCCTGCTCGGTTTCGATGATTTCCCTTTGCAGAGCATCGTACTGTTCCTGTGAGATAGGATTCCCGAACTCGTCAGATACATCTTTTGCAGACTGTTTCAAAGCCTTTAATTCGTCAGATGTCGATTTGATTTCACTTTGCAGGGCATCATATTTTTCCTGCGAGATTTCGCCCTTTGCAAGCTGTTCATCGGCTTCTTTGGACTGCTCTTTCAGTTCATTTAGCTTGGTTTCGGTTTCCCCTATTTTCTGTTTAATGGGGTCATATTTTGCTTTCCAAGCATCGTAGTTGTCTTTGGTTTGAGCCGCCTGTTCACTTGCTCTTTTGAGAGTTTCAAGTTTGTCACTTGTCGAGGATACCGCATCGGCAAGAAGCCGCTGTTTCTGTGCAAGCAGTTCTGTATTTGTCGGGTCAAGTTTGAGCAGTTTCTCTACGTCTTTCAGTTCTGACTGTGTGCCTTTGATATCCTTGTTGACACCTTCCAGAGCCTTTGACAGCTTGGTAGTATCACCGCCAATCTCAACTGTAATACCCTTGATTCTGTTTGCCATGCGTTCTCACCTCCTCAGAATGAATCGAAATCGGATTGCTGTGCTTTATAGTCGTACTTATGTTCATCATTTTCCTTTTCGATGAACATATCGTTTATCAGCCCAATTGTAAGCAGTTCCAGTTCCATCATGGAAAGCCCTAACTGCTTACATCGGAGCAGAAACAGGGGTGTTGTCATTTCCCTGTCAACTGGACGAGATTTTTTTTTGATTCAGCCTGTGTTTCCACATTCAGTCCCCACAGTTCAATGAGTTTCGGCAGAACCTCATAGATAGAAAAAGTATTAAACTGTTCCAACCATTCATCTGGACTGTCCGGTACATGGTCTGGGTCAGCGTGTTTTGCCATGATAAAAGCAATATTCTCGAACACCTCAAGACTTTCAATGTCAAGGTCGGAATTTTCTGCATTGCCGTCACCGACAGACTTCTGCAACTTAGCGAAATCCTTATAGATGTCCCTGCCGAACTTCAGACGATAAAGGCGAGGCACAGCGGCACTCGCCTTGAACGGAACATCAATATCGTCAACTTTGATATTTTTCTTGATAGCCATTTCAGTTCCTCCTCACTGGTCAGGGAGTGATAGTAGGCATATACACAGCATCATACCAATTGTTGTAGGTAGTTTCATCTGTATTTTCGCAGGTCTTAACCTTAACTTCGCCAGTCGGAAGTGCTGTTGCTTTGAGGGAGAGGGTTTCTGTCTTGACTTCGGTGCTGTCCTCTGTAGTGCTGCTTTCAGTAGCAGGACGGCTTGCAGAGCAACGGTACATCCAGTGACGGATTTTATTCTTATCCCCTTCAAATTCAAAGGCAATCGCAAATTCTGTGAGTTCTGCATCATTGCGTTCTACAAGCACACCATTGCTGTCGAGAGTTTCACCAAGAATATCGGTTGCAAAATCTGTGGTAACAAGAGCGATTTCGAGGTCACCTTCGTAGCCGGAATTGTTATTGATGACATAATATACACCGTTGTCAGCGTAGAAATTTTCAGCCTCACCGTTTGCATCAAGCGAAAGGGAAACTGCACCGGGGATTCTGACAGGAGTTGCAAATGTAGGTGTCTTTCCATCAGCAGACCAACCTGTGATTTTTGCATAGTGTACATTGTTCAAACCAAACTTAACCTTATTCTTTTTGAGAGCCATAGCTCATACCTCCATTTCGTAAAGTACCTCATAGAGCCTTTCGGACTCTATCCATGTTTCGGTTTTTGTGTAGTAGATATTGTGCTGTAACAGCACTTCTTCCACTCTTTCTTCTGTTTCAGGTGCTTTTACATCTGTATACAGTTCCACATTGATATCCTTGAAACTGTGATACATCAGATTATCTGCACTGAATGTGTTCTCTCTTGGAGAAAGAAAGAGCAGAAAAGGCGGATTCGGACTTTCTCCCTCTGCAAAGTGGTGATAAGCAAACGGCAGTCCGATTTCCGTCATCATTTCATTGATTTCTTCGTATGTCATGACAGCTCCTTTGTAATCAGGGATTCTAACAGCAGTTCACCGTTTTTCTCCGCAGGGGCAATGTGCGGTTTCCCTTCCACACGACCGCCTCCACGCTTGGCATGACCGTTTTCAAGCAGATGTGCAAGCTGATAGCGGTTTTTGGAATGCACCGTCATTTGCAAGGTGTGACTGTTTTCAGCCGTTTTCTTTGTTGTCCAGCTTTTTGCATACGCACCTGTGTCGGACGGAGCATTTGCAGAGATTTCTTTCTTGACAGATGTTGCAGTCTTACGGACTGCTTTCTTCATAGCAGAATCCGCAAGTTCGCTGTATTCTGACAAGCCTTTCATAACTTCCTCAGCGAGATTGTCAATCGAGGTCATCTTTCGCACCTGCCTTTCTGACTTCACAGGTCAGCTTCATGTAATCCTGCGATGTGAAATTTGGAACGATGCTGACAAGGTTGTACTGCATTTCTCTGAACTGGATTCTATGCGTTGTGGTTGACAGATTCACTGTGTCTGGTGTCTGCCGGATAGTGAATTCAAGGCTTTGCACTTCTTTTGTCACTCCTGCATCTGTTTTCTCGGTAGAACTGCTCACGGAGTTCCGCATAGACACATAAGCCCAGAGGGAGAAAATTTCCTCCCACTGGGTTATATGATTTCCGATATTGTCCACTTTGGTGTGATGTTCCAAGACGGTGATTCTCTGGTTCATTTTGCCGATTTCCATTAAATGATTCCCTCCCTCTGCTCGAAAAGAAGAGAACGAAGTGTCAGTGTGAGGTGGTGAAAATCCGCAGTATTACGGTTTTCATAAAGATAGGACACCGTGAACAGCATTGCTGTCCGTGTGGTATCCTCGTTGTCCTCAAGTTCTGTTTCACTCATACGACCGACATCCATGCAGAGTTTCTTGGCAGTCAGCAGAAGTTCCTGAATCAGCTTGTCATCTTCACAATGGTCAACACGGAGATAGTTTTTTGCTTCTGCCAGACTAATCATGATTCATCACGCTTTCATTGTGAGAACCTTGACTGCCTCCGGAAGAATCAGCTTGCCGTCAACTCTCTGGCTTGCAAGGAAACCAATCTGACCGTTCATTGCGAACAGTTCATTCAGTCTCTTGAAACTTCTGCCCTGACGGTCAGCAATCCAGTAATAGCTGAAATCACCAAATGCCATGCACTTTGCACCTGCATCAATTTCAGGTACATAAGAAGATGTGTAATAAGGGCGATTGAAGATTGTATCGGGAATACCTGCCGCAACACTCGGCTGCCAGATATAGTTGCCGTTGCTGTCCTTGAGTTTGCGGAGAGCCTTGACCGTGCTGTCGTTGAGAACCCATACAGCCTTTTTACGGTAAGGACTTCTGAGGGAATAGAACAGTTCCATCACATCGTCAAAAGTGATAGCCGCACCTGCGGTTGTTGCTCCGGCAGATGCACCGCCCGTTGCCGCAAAGATACCAGTAGGCTTGCCTGTACCGTCACCGACAAAGAATGCCTCTTCTTCCTTTGCACCGATTCTTCTCGCAAATTCACGGGCAATGTAAGAGGGCATATCAAAAGCAGAATCGTTGAGCAGTTCCTCGGAAATCTTGATAGCTGTGCCGAGTTTGTAAGCAGAGAGAGAAGTCTGACCGAAAGCATCATCGGAGAGAGTGTATGCCTCTTCTTCATCGAGCCACTTTGCCTCGCCCTTGGAAGTCACAACCGGAATCTTGCGGTCACCATTAGATGTTTTGATAACAGTAGCGAGTTTACGGAAGATGTTTTCTTCTTCGAGGGCTTCGATGAGTTTTCTTTCAAACTCGTCTGGTACAAGATAGCCGCCTTCAGAATCCGTACCAACTTCGAGGTCATTGCGTACATCGTAGTAATTGCGGTTGCGGATACTGTTCCAGAAAGCCGTGCTGTATTCCGCAGAGGCTGTACCTGTCTTTGCCTTGTCAGCCTTTGTATCATTAGGCTTTCCAATAATCGGTGCAGAGGTAGGCTTGTTCATTTCAGCCTCGATTTCAGCCTGTCTTTCGAGTCTGCCGATTTCCTTGCCGAGGTCAACAATCTGCTTTTCGAGTGCATCATAGGTCTTGGCATCTTCATCACTGAGAGTGCCGTTTGCATTTCTCTTGCTGTCGAGAAAATCACGGGCAGTGTCCCATGCTTTCGCTCTTTTTTCTCTGAGTTCCTGAATCGTCATCGTAACATTCCTCCATTTCAATATTTCAGCAGTTCCAGCCGTTTTTCAAGCTGTGCTACTGGTGTACCTGTTGTTGTGTCTGCGGAAATTTTCTGCAAGAAACTGCCCATTGTTCTTGACGGAGAATAAGCCATTGAGGGAAGTTTATCCTCTTCCTTTTCGGATTCTTCCTCTTTTTCAGGCTCATCTTCTTCGGGTTCATCTTCCTCAAATGGGAGTTTCTTTTCTGCGAACAGAATGCCGTCCACAAAACCGAGCTGTTTTGCTTTCTTGGCATTAAACCATGTTTCCTCGTCCATGAGGTGAGAAAGCCTTGCTCTGGAAAGATGTGTCTTATCCTCGTAAGCGTTGAGAATGGTTTCCTTGACTTCCTCCAAAAGCGAGATGGCTTTTTCCATGTCAGCTTTATTGCCCATAGCCACCGTACTGGGGTTATGAATCATCATCATGCCAGTCGGACTGATGAGCGTTTCATCACCCGCCATAGCCACAACAGATGCAGCAGAGGCGGCAAGACCGTCAATCTTGATTGTGATTTTCCCCTTATGACTGCGGAGCATGGTATAAATCTGACTTGCGGCAAACACGTCACCACCGGGACTGTTAATCCAGACCGTGATATTGCCTGTGTGTTTCTTGAGTTCAGATTTGAACATAGCAGGAGTGATTTCATCACCAAACCAAGTCTCATCGGAGATTGCTCCGTCAAGATACAGTTCAGATTCTCCTGTGTCCTCGTTCTTCACCCAATCCCAGAATTTATTCATCTGCGGATTCCTCCTTTTCTGCGAATGCTCCGGCATCAGCAAGTTTGGTGAATGAACCGTTCACCAGATACAGATTGCCGCCGAGTTCATCAGGAATCTGGTTCATATCTTCCAATTCTCTGATGTCGTTGGCATTCATCCAGCCGTTCTGTCTTGCTGTAGCATAGCCCTGCATTCGGCTTGCATAGTCACCACGGAGCAGACCTTCCACATTAAACTTGATAAAATAAGTGCCTTTTTCCGAATCAGAAAGAAGTGCTTTCTGCATGGACTGTTCCCAGCGAACTATCCAAGGGTCAAGCGTGTATTTTACAAATTCAAGCGACTGCTGCTCAATGTTGCTGAATGTAGCATGTTCCAAATCACCAATCAGATGTAGCGGTACTCGGTACAAACGAGCGATTTCTTCAAGCTGAAACTTCCTCGTTTCGAGGAACTGTGCCTCGTTATTCGGAATTGAAATCGGTGTGTACTTCATGCCCTCTTCAATGACTGCTACCTTGTGGGAATTTCCTGAACCGTAGGCTTGCCTCCAAGCGTTACGCACCTTTTCAGGGTTCTTGATAACACCGGGGTGTTCAAGTACACCTGACGGACTTGCACCGTTTGCGAAAAACGATGCACCATATTCTTCACAGGCAAGGGAAATGCCGAGAGCATTTTTTGCCATTGCAATTGGTGAATAGCCGACCAAACCGTCAAAGCCTAATCCGGGAATGTGCAGTACATCTTCCGCACCAAGAATAATGTCACCCATTTTCTTGACATTCGGATTGGCTTCATCGTATCGGCTGTAAATATAAATCAGTCTGTTCTTATCGTCACGGTCAACCTTTACACAGTCCGGCATAAGCGGATACAGCCCGACAACCTCACCTCTGCCGTTGCGGATAATCTGTGCAAACGCATTTCCGTAAATCAGCAAATGGCTCATCAGCGTTTCCCTGAATACGAATGAAGTCATTTCAGGGTTAGGCTGGTCATGGAGCAAGAAATAAAGCGGGTGCTTTGGCACTCGCTCTTTTCCGTTGTCTGTGTATTTGTAAACGTGAAGAGGCAACTGTGCAATCGCCTCTGACAGCACTC